ATCTCTGGCCGGCAGGCCACTGGGGATCTTGATAGGCATGTTCCTATTATGTCAATATTCGGGATAACGGTTCAGGGCATTCCTATAACGGCCATTTATGGCGCGTTATTACCCCGACTCCGACTCCGCCCCAAACCCCTCGCTGCGTGAGCCAATTCACGTTTTAAAACCGCGGGAAGATGACGCGACACGCCGATGTTGACTTTCTGGAATCTGCACCTATTGTAGATAGAGCTGTCTGAGAGACAAGCCGACGCGGGGTGGAGCAGCTCGGTAGCTCGCTGGGCTCATAACCCAGAGGTCCATGGTTCAAATCCATGCCCCGCTACCAACGCCTCAGGTTTCACATTGAAGAAACCTGAGGCTTTTTCTATATCCACGAGGTTCCACAAAGTCTTGCCTTTGAACTTCGCCGACAGGCTCGGCTCAGTGATGCCTATAGCCCCCGCAAGGTCTTTTTGGTTACGCCCACGAAGGGCAAGAGCTACACGCATATTGCGAGTTACAACCGACTGCAAATCATCTGCCCCAACGGTTGCCTTAGGGCTCATTAACGTTGTTGTCATAGCAATTAGATTAGCACAGAACTAAGTCAATAAGCTCAGAAACTCAGAAAGATTTGCATACACTGAGTTTCTATGGTAGAAATCTGAGCCATGAAGCAATCTACTAAGTCTGAGCCTAATCTAGTGAGCAATCGAATACGCGGCGCACTAGCAGCTCGCGGATATATGCAGAAAGACGGTGCCGGCATACTCGGCATTTCTGAAGCATCGTTTTCTAACAAACTGGCCGGCAGAATTCGCTTCTCCGCTGAAGAAATATCCTCACTGTCCAGCTGGCTGAACGTCTCCAGCGACGCTCTATTAGGCCGTCAACCCTTGGAGGTGGCGTGATGCCTGATACACGGTTCAAAGTTCCGGTGCTGGCTTGGCCGAATCTGCTGGAGGGCAACACTCGGGCCATTGCGTATTTGTCAGCGTTCGAGTTCGGCCGGTTCATGATTGATTCCAAACCGGAGACCTTCGACGAGGTCAAGGAATGCTTCAGAATCTACATGAACCGAATGGACGCCGTCATGGAGGCTCGTCCATGACATCATCATTTATTGATTTCCGGGCTTTGCTCCTTCTGACTGTGGATGGCTCCGAACGAGTCCGTCCAGGAAATGCGTACATGCAGCACGTAGTGGGCTTTCCCGTCCATATCCCAGCTGCCGTCCATGTACCGGATTTCACGGCCTTTTTCATCAAGGGCGGGCTTCTCGCCTTCCCGTATGAGCTGGCTCATGTCAGGAAGCGTCAGGGGGATTATCTTGTCCTCCCACTGTTCGGTGTCCCAATTCAAATCCCGCACGCGGTGAATGAGCCTGCCTTTGTCGTCCCAGACGGTCACTGTGACTTGTTTGGCCACACTCTCACCGACGTTTCGGATCGTCAACAGTCTTTTTTCGGTGTCCCATTGGCATATCCATTCGACAATGTCCGGCTGCCGCTGAGCTTCTATAGTGTCTCGCGTGAGCCTGTTGGCCTCTCGCGCCTCTTCAAGGCTTTGGCCGGCTATTTTGTTGGCTTGGTCTGCTTTCTCATTGGCTTCTTTGGCTTCCCCGCTGGCTTCTCTGGCTTCCTTATTGGCTTTGCGAGAATACCAGGCACCTACAAGTATGCCGAGAAAGCCGACTGCGACGCCACCCCAGTCGATGCCACCCATAATTCTTCCTTCCTCCGTTGTTTGCGACGGTTGGTTTTTTGTGCGATTCCCAGCTTACGCAGCCGGAGGAAGGAACCTAAACGTAAACCCTCTGCTTGCAAAGCAGATGTACCGATGGAGGTGAGGCAATGAGTCAGGAGTTGCAGATTGTTGTGGCCAATTCCAGCGACAGCAGGGGCTGTGTAGCTGATTTCCCGGATTATTTCGGTCTGGGTGCCGGCCTGAGCATGCGGGTTTCCCGTACCGACCTTCTGCGTTGGCGGGAAGTGATCGATGAGGCTTTGGAAAGGGCTGACAATGTCGGTGTTTGACCCGGAATCGAGTAGCAACCGTTTCAATGCGGAGTTCAGGCTGACCGGTGATGCGGGGAGCCCGTACGAGTTCGGCATCAGTTTCAGTGTGGATGGTGATTATTTCGCGGTTGGTGGCCTGTCGATGGGTGACATGGTGCGTATCAACCGTGAGTTCGCCAGGGTGATTAGGGAGGCGAAGCATGCACGGGCTTTATAAGGGTGTTCTCGTGTTCTGTGCGGTGTTCGTGGGTTTGATTCTGGCCGTCGTGGGCTTGTGGGCTTGCGTTGGCGTGATCTGTCTGTGTGCGGGCATGGTGTTGGCGGATGTGCCGGAGCGTATCGGCGGGAGGTTTGGCCATGAGTAGGGGTGCGCCGAAGTCGATGGGTTACCGGTTTCAGTCGGTGCGTACCCGTGACGGCGTGATGCTGGTGGTCACGCCGTACACGGAGCGCGGCGACTGCATGGCGAAGCTGTATGCGTTCACCCGGGAGGAGGCGCGGGCGCTGATCTCGTGCCTAGACATCCTGCCGGACGGGCCTGAGTAGTTCTAGGTATCTTTAGACGCCTCTAGGCGTTCGTATGCGTGCCCGACGCTATTCGGGCCATCGAGAATGTAATGCCGTTGATGCCCCGTATGGCTAGGGCTAGGCATACCTAGGCGCGCTGTGGTGGCGCGAAGTCAGCCGCATTGCAACTGCGGTATTAGCGAGACTAAGAGGTTGCCACCGACCCTATCCAGCCGCTGGTAAAGGCGGAATCGGGCAGCAATACCACGCGATTGTGTGGGGCTGGATCTGGGGACCATTCCCGGCAGGCTTCGGCCTGCTCTTGCAATCGACGGCCGACCGACCGAAAGCGAGACCCACTTGAGGATTCTCGGCCGAGATTTCGCGTTGCGCGTCTCGGCCGAGAATCTTCGGGTCTTGACCTCTCCAGCACTCCCTCCCAAAAGGGACATGAGAAACCAACGTAAGGGGATTACGGATTATGAGCAGAGCAACGTTCGAGATTAATCTGAAGGACGCGGGTATCCGGTTGCTTCCGAAGCTCAACGAGTTCATCCAGTCGAGGAAGACCACGGAATCGTTTCTGGTGACCATCGAGCAGATCGCGCGTTGGGCCGGATTGACCAGGCGTAACGGGCGCATCGACGACAACCAGGCGTTCCATATGATGCAGTTGGCGCAATGCCCCGTCTCGAAGACCCGCAAGTACGGGATGCGCTGCTGGGATGCGCGCGAGGCCATGCAGGCGTTGGCCCGGTGGACCGGCTCGTGGGCTTGGGTGATGGACTGATGGCACGCACGAAACCGAGCCTTGCCGAGGCGTTGAGCCCGTGGAGTGCTCCGCATGACGCGGCCGACCTGTTGGAGGGCTTCCGGCTCTCCATCGTTGCGTTGGCCGAGGAACAGCACACTGGGCTTCCTGATTCGCCGCGCGTGCTGAACGCCCTGCGTCTGTGCAAGGGCACCGAACTGGCCGCGTTGGGAGGCGACTGGCCGGCAATGGGAGTGCGGCGCGTCGGCGGCGCGTGGACGCTGGACGCACGCCAGTTCGACCTGTGGGCGCAGGGGCAGGTATCGGTGTTCCGGCGCAAGGCCGCGCAGTCTGGCCAGACGGCCCCATCGCAGGCATCGATGCAATCGAAGTTGAATCTGTTCTAGGGGGTTGGATGAATCCGAGGGCGAAGCTCACTACCGCGCAGGCGGCCACATATCTGCACAAATCGCAGCGTCAGATGGAGCGCATGAGGGCGGACAACACCGGCCCCGTCTGGTTCAAGGCCGGTGACGCTATCAATTCACCGTGCCTGTACGAGCTGGCCGATCTGGATATGTGGGTGAAAACGCAGAAGGGGAAGGTGGAGTGATGGCGAGGCGTCAGGTTGTCGGTGCGCGCGTAAGGCAGACCGTCATCGATTTGTGGGGCAATGAATGCTGGCTGAATCTGCCCGGCTGCACCAAGGTCGGTGAAGAGGATGACCATATCATTCCGTTCAAGGCCGGTGGCCAGGGCACGGTTGCGAACATCCGGCGTGCCTGCAAGCATTGCAACATCAGCCGAAGCAATCGCGTGCTGTCGGGCTATGGGGCCACGTTGCATGTGGTCATGGGGCCTCCGTGCGCGGGCAAGAGCTCGTATGTGGCCGAACATGCCGGCAACGGCGCGCTTATCCTGGACTTCGACCGTTTGGCCGAAGCGTTGATGCTTGACGTGGATGTGAAGCACGAGGCCACTGGCCCGCTCGTGGCCACGGCGCAAGGGGCTTGGCAGGGTGCCTATAACAAGCTCGCCAGAATGAACGCGCCGGTCGAGGTGTGGCTTATCAAGTCATTGCCGTCCACTCGCGCGCACCCGCGCCTGTTGGATGAATGGCTGGCCCTTGACTACGAGCTGCATGTGGTGGACCCCGGCGCATCCATGGTGTTCGACCGGCTCACTGCCGAGCATCGCAACGAGGGTGCGAAGCTCACGGCAAGGCAATGGTATTCGCTCCATCTCACGCAGGAATTGCTGGACGCGAGGCAGCGTGCGCGACGCGCCAGACTCGCGGCGCTCGGTTTGCGCGATCAATGCGAACGAATCGACGCGCGGCCGCAATGGTAGTCGCTTTTTTAAACGACCGGCCAGCCAAAAGACCCCGCGCCAAGTTTTTTTCTCTCTCGAAACGAGCAAAAAAATTTGAAAACGGCGGAATAACAACGAAAAAAGGAGATTGAAAAAATAATGAGTCAGGAAACCTTGCCAGGCTTCGAGGCCTACGACAACATCATGGCGGGGCTTCAGGAAAAAGCGACGACGGAACTGATACAGGACTTCGTGTGTGGCCGCAAGCTTAATTCACGCGCCGTGTTCATTTGCAAGACGATGGTGAACATCGCGCGCAATTTCGACGTATTGAACGCCAAGGGACGTGATACCAGCCGTGTCATGGGTCAGTTGCTCTTGTGGTTCCAGGAGCTCAACGAGATGTTTCCGGCAGAGAAGGAAGTCAACCCCGCCCTTGCCGGACTGCTGCAGAAGGCGAAGGCATGACGCCGGTACGCGGCGGAACGCAGCGAAACTCGGAACGGCGGACGGACGGGCCCATAGTTGCCGAGTTCGCCAAGCTGCTCGGCACCCCATTGCTGCCCTGGCAGCAGCTTGTGGCGGACGTGGCCGGTGAAATCGACCCCGTAACCGGAACCTACTATTACGACACTGTGATTCTCTCGACGCCACGCCAGTGCGGTAAATCGACGCTCGTGGATGCGGTGGACACCCGCAACTCGCAATGGGGGCCGGATAGGTATATCTATTACCTCGCTCAGACAGGCAAGGACGCGGGCGACCATTTCAAGAAATATCTAAAGACCATTCAGGCGTCACCACTCGCCGATATCACCGCACGCCCCTACATGGGTGCCGGCGACCTCCGACAACCATTCGTCAACGGCAGCGTGATAATGCCGAAATCAGTGACGAAGGTGGCCGGCCACGGTGTCCAGGGCGACAAGATCACACTCGATGAGGCGTTTTCATTGTCCGAAGAGACCGGCAACACGATTCTCGACGGCTTCATGCCGACCATGGCCACACGATTGAAGGCCACCGGCGTGCAACCCCAGCTGTGGATAACCTCGACCGAAGGTACCGCAGACTCGACCTTCTTCAACAGGAAACTCGATGAGTGCCGCGCCGGCGAACAATCACGCCGCACCTGCTGGTTCGACTTCGGACTCCCCTCAGGCGAAGACCCTGAAGACCTCGGCGTCATCATGCGCTACCACCCGGCAGCGGGACTGCTTTGGGACAAATCACAGCTCAGGGACTTTCGCGAGCAGTTCAAGGGCAACCCGGCAGGCTGGGCGAGAGCGTTCGGCAACCGGAGAGACGACGGCATCACCGACCGCGCCATCGACGAAACAACATGGAATGCCACAGCCACCATGCCGGTGACACCGGCCGAACTCGGGGACCGCCCGGTGGTGTTCGGCATCGCCGTGGACGTGGATGCCACCCACACCAGCATCAGCGCCGGCATCGTCAACGACGATGGCACCATAACCACGCAATTGCTGAGGATTCTCGACGGCACCGGATACGCGCCCGCCGAAATCACGAGATTGTGCGAAACTTACCATGCGCCCGCCGTCATCGATGAACGCGGCACCGCCGCCGACCTCTCCGACCGGCTGCATAATCTCACCGACCGGAACGGTGACCCCGTCATCGAGTTCGTGGACATGGACGCGGCCGACTTCTTGACCACCGGGCAAAGCTATGTGAGCGGGCTGAACAACGGCACCATCAAACATGCCGCCGACCCCGACCTTGACGCCAGCGCCGCCAACTCGGCACGCAAATGGGCCGGCGACGCATGGCGATTGAGCCGGCGAGGCAGCACAGGCCTCACCTCGCCGCTCGAAAGCTGCATGTTGGCCGCATGGGGAGCCGTGCACCGTCCCGAAGACTCCGGACCCCTGCAAATCTACTGACCGTTTGGCGGTACTTGGCGGTACTTGGCGGTACTTGGCGGTACTTGGCGGCACGGTGGTGGACGGAAACCGAACCAGACTCGCATAATCGGCGGCATGAACAACCTGAGTCTCTGGGATCGTATGAAGCTCGCCGGGCGTATCCTGACCCGCAGTGATGCGGATGATATGCCCGAGGGCATCAGGCCGCCCAGCCGCGAGCCGGTGTGCGACCCGTTGAGCCTGTCCACCGTGTTTCGCGGGGTCCAGGTGTTGCAGACCGCGATAACCGGTCTGCCGATCCACGAGATGCGCGGCGGTCTGAAGCTGGACACCGTGAGCTCGCTTATCCTCCAGCCGGACGTGAACCGTTCCCGCCGTGACTTCCTCGCCGACATGGTGGCCAGCATGGTGTTGGACGGCAACGCCTTCGTACGGCTTGTGCGCTACGCCGGGGAGGTCGTGACCTGCGAGGTGCTGCCGCCCTCGCTCGTGACCGTCTCGGACGACGGCAAGGACCCAGCGGCGCCGAAGCTCCGTTACTCGTATCTCGGTGTGGACTACACGGCCGACCAGATCGTGCACTGCAAGTTTTTGAACGTGCCCGGTCGACTGCGAGGCCTCGGCCCCATCGGTGCGGCACGCGAGGAAGTCGAAAGCGCGCAGCAGGCGCGGGATTACAAGGCCCGCTTCTACACCGATTCCAGCAACCTCAAGGGCTACCTGTCCTCCGAGGACAAGGTGACGCCCGACATCGCCAGGAACGCGAAAGAGGCATGGAAGGCCACCGGAACCGCAGGCGACATCAAGGTGCTGGGCAGCAAGCTGAAATACGTGCCGCTGGACATGAAGCCGGCCGACTTGCAGTTTTTGGAAACCCAGAAGTTCGACACCACGCAGATCGCGCGACTGTTGGGCATTCCCGCGTCCATCATGCTCGCCGCAGTCGATGGCAGCAATCTCACCTATTCGAACATCGAGCAAAGCTGGATTGAGTTCGCCGACTACACGCTGGCCGCCTACGCGGGCGAGATAGAGGAACTGTTCAACAGACTGCTGCCACGAGGCCGCACCGCCGCGTTCGACTGGGATTCAAGTCGCCGCGCCGACATGAGCGACCGTTTCAACGCCTACAAGACCGCCCTCGAATCAGGATGGATGGAAATTAACGAGGTGCGCGCACGCGAGGCCCTGCCCCCGCTCATCAACGCGCCGCAACCGGAAGAGGTGAACCAGTGAACCGTCATGAAATCGGATTCAAAGGCATATGCCTACGCGCTGCTGAGGAAGGCGACGGCCGCACATTGGAAGGCATCGCCGTACCCTTCGGCAGCATCATCGACACCTGGAAGGGAGCCGAGACCTTCGACCCCGACTGCCGTTTCGACGACGTTGACAACGCCAAGCTCTGCTACCAGCACGGCGAACTCATCGGCCGCATCACGGGAGCGGAAAGCCGTAACGACGGTCTGCACATCACCGCCAGAATCTCGGACACGCAGCGAGGCCGCGACGTGGTGGCCCTCCTGCGAGACGGCGCTCTCGACTCCCTGTCTGTCGGCTTCATCCCAGTGCAGGACGAAACCGACAAGCAGGGTATAACCCACCGCAAGCGTGTCCGCCTGCTGGAAACAAGCGTGGTCAGCTGGCCCGCCTATGAGGCGGCGAAAATCACCGGCCAACGCAGCGCCGCCGAAACGAAAACCCAGGAAATCGAAAAACACGATCCATCGAAGGAAAGCGAGGAAACCCGAATGGACAAGGAACTCATGGAGATGCTGGACGGCATCAAGGACGAACAGCGCAGCCTCAAGGCTGCATTGGCACACGCCGGAAGCCCGGACAAGCCGAAGCCGCTGGGCGCGGAATACCGTACCGCAGGCGACTACCTCCAGTCCCTCTACCGAGGTGAGGAAGCCGCCGTGAACCTGATGCACGAATGCCGTGACCTCATCGCCACCGGCAACACCGGCAACACCACCACCTGGATCGCGGACGACCTGCGACTAATTCAGATGCGCCGCAAGGTCACCAACCTGTTGACCCACGACACGCTGCCGGCCAAGGGCATGACCATGGAATACAACGTGGTGGCCACCGACACCACGACCACCGGCAAGCAGACTGCCGAAGGTGCCGCGCTGCCGTTCGGCAAGGTCACGTTCGGTACCAAGAGCGTCGGTATCGACACCTACGGCGGCTACACCACGCTGTCGCGTCAGGTGATCGAACGCAGCACTACACCGATGCTGAACACGGCATTGGCCGCGCTTCGCAACAGCTACGCGAAAGCGACCGAAACCGCCGTGCGCAACTACCTGTATTCCACCATCGCCGCGCAGCGAGACGCATCCACCAACCCCAACCGCATCGACGCGCCCGCCGCGCTCACCGCCATGACCATCGACCAGTGGGCGGGCCTGATCATGGACGCCGCCGAACTCGCCGACGACCGCAACGTGTCCCTCACTCGCCTCGGCGTTTCCAAGGACGTCATGGCCGCGCTCATCAAGCTCAAGGACACCGGCAGTCGATTCTTTGACCTGTCCGGCGACGGCTCGGACACCATCGGAGACTTCGACCTCACCGGCATCGCCGGCCGATTCCTCCGCGTCCCCGTCCAGCTCCTCCCAAGCGCCCCCACCGGCACGGCGTGCTTCATCGACCCCGAAGCGGTAACGGTCTGGGAAAGCGGCGGCCCGACGCAGCTCAGCGATGGCGACCCCACCAAGCTCACCGAAAATTACAGCGTCTACGGCTACCTGGCCGTCGCCGCCACGCAGCCGTTGGGCCTTATCCCCGTCCAGTTCCCAAAAGTCTGACGCCCACGGGACTCAGTGCTACACCGGCTAGCCTTACCGTCATCGCGGGCAAAACCGCAAAAATCAAAACCACAATCACACCAGCCACGGCACCACAGACAGTAACCGCCACCACTGCCGGCACCGACCTGATCGACATCGAGGTGAGCCAATGACCACCATCACAATCACCGGGAAAAAACCGGGAAAAACCGACGTGACGATATCCAGCACCGTCAACCCAGCGGTAAAAACCGACGTGCCCGTCACAGTGCTCTCCCGTAACCTGTTGTCTTATGGCCCCGCGTCGGGCAGCGGTTTGACCGCCACCGTTAACAGTGACGGGTCATTGCATGTCACCGGCACCGCCACCGGTCAATGGCGTGGCCTGTCGTGGACGTTCCCATGCCCGGTACAGGGCACCGTGATATTGCGCAGCCCCACCTTTATCGCCGGGTTGACCGCCAGCGTCAAATTCCTCGACGCCAAAGGACACCTGCTAGGAGGTCAGGTCACCTCGGGCGACAATGCCGTTGCAATCCCTGCCGGCACCGTCAGCCTGCGCTTCGGAATCCTCTCCAACGAGGCCACGCCCACCGCGAAGGACGGCGACCTCCGAGTCCAGCTCGAATCCGGCGACACCGCGCACGATTGGATGCGACCCGACAACACGAGCCTTAGGGGGGGGGGCTATGAGCTAGCGAACCTGTATCCGCGTGTCACCGGCCTGCCTAAAACATTAGGCACCGACCCGGGTGTTATGGTCACGGAACCATCGCCGGGCACGTACCGGTTCAAAGGCTCCACCACACAAAAGGTTGACTCGTGGGATAGCCTGACATGTTCCGTCCATGTGGACGCGGGCACGTACACGCTGGACGCCTCCGACTGGCCGTATGACAGCAGCTCATGGTTGATTGGCTCCAGTCCACTCTCACCCCCGATGACGGCAGCGGACAGACAATCGCGTTCGAACCTAAGGGCTATGGGCCGCGCCCCTTGAAGGCCGGGACGCTGTGCCTCCATATATTCGTCAACACCACGGGCGAGGTCGATAAGACGTTCACTCCCCGCCTGTACAAAATCGACTAACCCTTAGCCCCGCACCATCCATAGCAATCATCATGAAAGGAGTCAGCCTTGGTGGACTGGAAAAAATACGAAGCGTCGGTGCGTGACGAAATCGGAGTCCCGGCCGGCGACACCGACCGAGTGCAACGCGCCATCACCAGCGCCATCAGCTATGTGGCCGGCGCGATAGACGGTTACAGCGTGCCGGACCCCGTGAAAACGGATTGCGTGACCGCCTGCGCGGCCGACCTGTACAACTCACGTGACGCCCGTTTGGGCGTGATGAACGTCGGCGACGGCACGCTTGAGCCGTTCCGTGTCAGCACCGACCCGTTGCGCAGCGTGTGGCCGAAGCTCAACGCGGCGGGCGTGCCGACAGGCGGGCTGGTGATCGCGTGAGTGACAGCCAGATAATCACCGAGCGCGAAACGCTTATGGACATGCTTACCGACATGCTGGGCGCTCTTGTCACCGTCGTGACCATCGACGCGCAAGAGGCCCGGCCGCTGCCAGGCAAGGTGGCCGTGCTTATCGACCCGCCAGAAATCACCTATGAGGGCTGGCAGTTCGTAAGCACCACATGGACGGTGAACCTGATCGCTGGCACGACGGCGACCCAGACCGAAAGCCTCGACTTGCTCATTCCGGTGTTGGAACGCTTGCATGAACGGCACTTGAACATGAAGACCGCTAAACCCGTCACCTACGGCCGGCCGGGCGTCGGCAATCTAGCGGCCTACGAAATCACCCTCAATCCCCTTGAAATCAACTGAAAGGAACAATCATGTCAAAGGTACGCACCCTTGGCCCCGGTAGCCTGAAAATCGGCAAGACCGGCACCGCACAGGACTTCAGCGCGGACGTTATCAACACCGCGCTTGAACCCTCGACAGACACCGAGGATAACGACAACTTCCTCGACGGCCATACCGAAGGCGGCTCGCAGACCGAGACGTGGGCGCTCACCGGCAACGTCAAGGAAGACTTCAGCATGGACGGCCTACAGGTCTGGTGTCTCAAGCACAGCGGCGAGACGCTGCCGTTCGAGTGGGTGCCGAACCTTAAGGGCAGCTTGAAGCTCACCGGCTCGGTGGTTATCGCGTCCATTCAGTTCGGCGGCGACGTGAAGACAAAGAACAGCAATGACTTTTCGTTTGTAGCCATCGACGTTACGCCTGAAACGTACACGGCCAGCGCATGACCGGCAATTACGCGGCTGGCGGCAACGGCTATCTGCAGCTCAAGGGAGCGGGACAGCTCGCCAAGGGCTTGCGGCAAGCCGGTATCGAGATGAAGGACTTGCGCGCCGTCAACAAACAGGCCGCGCAGATCGTCGCACCCGAAGCGAAGTCGCTGGCCCCGAAGGGCAAGACCGGCCGTCTCGCCAAAAGCGTGCGCGCCGGCGCCACCCAGAAAGCCGGTGTCGTGCGCGTCGGAAACAAGGGCAAGGTGAAGTACGCGGGCGTCATTAACTACGGCTGGCCCAAGCACAACATCAAAGCCACCTACTTCGCCAACAAGGCCGCGAAGAACACCGAACCGCAGTGGACGCAGGTTTACGCGGACGCGGTGCAGAAGATTATCAACCGAATCACGACAGGAGATCTATCGAAATGAGCAACGAGACCAAGACCCCGAACACCCGTATCACCTACTTGGACGGGCACACGGACGAAGTATGCGTGACCATGTGGCAACGGTGCCAAGCTGAGACCCACGCCAAGGCGAAGGGCTGGGGCAGCGCCCTTGACGCCGTGGTGAAGCTCAACGCCTACGCCGCCTATGTGCGTTGCCGCCAGCTCGGTTCGACCACGCTGCCATTCGAGCAGTGGGCCGACACCGTGGTTTCCGTGGTGGACACGAACAACGACCCCGCCGACGCTGAAACCGCCGAGACCTACAGCGGCGACGTGCTTCAGTACACGGCCACGTCAGGTGACGACGCGCCGGATTTTTTGACCAATGGGACTCAGGCAGCTTCGGCGAACTGAGTTGCATATTAGCCGCCCGCTTCGGCGGCACGCCGTGGCAGTGGCGGCGTGAGCAGGTGCCCCAAGAAGCCGATTGGGGCACCTGTACGGCCTTGTTGCAGGCCGAAGCCGAAGAGACCGAGAACGCAAGACGTAAAGCAAGGTGAGGTGATCGCATGAAGTCCGCCGTGCTGGCAATCCGAATCATCGGTGACGCCACAAGCGCCGTGGCCGCGATGGACAAGGCCGAACGCGCGTCTATGAGCTTCAAGGACAAGGTGGGCAAGGCGTCGGTTGCTGCCGGTGCCGCGCTTGCCGCCATCGGCGCGGGCGCTGCGACGTGCGCGAAAAGCGCCGCCGACCTACAGCAGTCGGTAGGCGGCGTCGAAACCGTGTTCGGCGACAGCTCTAGCAAGATGCTGGAATGGTCGAACAACGCGGCTCAGGCCGTGGGCCTGTCGAAAAACGAGTACAACGAGTTTGCCACGCTTGTAGGCTCGCAGCTACAGAACATGGGCATGTCGGTGGACGAATCCGCCAACAAGACCAACAAGCTTATCGGCCTTGGCGCCGACCTTAGTTCAATGTTCGGCGGCAGCACGGCCGACGCGGTGGACGCGCTCAGCGCCGCCCTTAAGGGCGAGATGGACCCTATCGAAAAATATGGCATCTCGCTTAACGACGCGACCCTACAGGCGCAAGCGGCGTCTATGGGGCTTGGCGACTTGTACAAGTCGGGCGACCGCAACGCGAAGATGCAAGCCACTCTAGCGGCCATCATCTCGCAGAGCGGCAAGGCCGTGGGCAACTTCGCGCGTGAGGCCGACACCGCACAGGGACAACAGCAGCGCATGACCGCTAGCTTCGAAAACGCCAAGGCCGCATTGGGCGAAGCCCTGTTGCCGGCCCTCACCGCCGCCGCTAGCAAGTTGGCAGAGTTCGCCACATGGGTGCAGGCGAACAGTTCGTGGCTAGTGCCGCTTATCGGCGTCATCGGCGCCGTCGCCGCCATCATCGTCACTTTGAACGCGGCCATGACAGCCTACAGCGTCGTCGCCGGTATCGTTGCCGTCGCGCAGGGTTCCGTGAATCTCGCCTTCCTTCCGGTCATTGCCGTTATCGTGGCCGTGATCGCGGTTATCGCGTTGTTGGTGATGAATTGGGACAGTGTGAAGAAGGCCGGTGCCGCTGCCGCCCAGTGGATTAGCGACAAGTGGAACGCCTTCGTGTCATGGCTTTCCGGCATTGGCGCAAGCATTAAGCAGTGGGGTAGCGATACGTGGGACGGCATCAAGAACACCGCCAAGGGCGCAGTGGACGGCATCGCCAACTTCTTCGGCGGGCTGAAAGACAAGGTGCTGGGCGTGTTCGACAGCATCATAGGCGGCATCAAGCAGGCGTTTAACTGGGTGTCCGACCTCTGGGGCAAGATCACGGGCGCTAGCAGCGCGGCAAGCGGCTTGAGCGCGCAGAGCTACAGCGCGCAAGCCTACGCGCTGCCTGTTCGGCAGTATGCCATGGCGCGCAGCATAACGCCGCTGGCGGCGACCGCCTACGCGACGCCGAACCTCACCCGCGCGGTACTGGCCGCCCCGCTCAGCCGCACCGATACGTCACGGCCCACATCGCTCACCGTCAACATCAACGTGGACGCTCACGGAAATCTCGACAACGACAAGGTGGCCGGCGAAATCGTCAGCAGCCTCGACCGTTGGGCGCGCGTCAGAGGAAAGGAACTGGCACTATGAGCACCGCAACCCGCCTTCCCGAAAAATGCCGCGTGTACCTGGACAACACGCTTTTGCCCGAACGCGTGAACGGCACCGGCCTTCCCGTGCCACTCTCCCCCTTCACCATCGAGTGGGGCGTGAGCGCGCCATGGGACGCTGCCGTGCCCGCCGTGCTCAAGATCACGTTCATCGACCCGGACGGCGATTACAGCCGTGTCTACACGACGCTCGCCGGGCACCGTATAACCATCGCGCCGGACTGGACCGAAAACGGCATCGACAACGGCCCCAACCCGGTGAAATACTGCATGTTCGACGGCATCATAACCGACGTGCAGATACTCGCCAACGACGCCGGACATGACCGGTTGAGCATCACCGCGTCAGATCGCATATATGTGCTGCGAAATGACTGCCGCAAGGGCCCCAACTGGAATCAGCACGAGGAAATGGTGCAGGGGTTCCAATGGTGGCCGAAAGGCAACATCGGCCCGCAAATCAAGGCGTGGCTGGCCAACGACGGCATCAATAACTATTGGCTCCCCTGGAGCACTTTCCTTGCCGGCATCAAGGCAGACCAGAAATCAAGCCTCCTGGACTGGTTGGAATCAGTGAAGACCAGACAGATCAACGGCACATACACCCTTGAGATAAATCGCTCTGTCTTCATGTCATACAAGGGTCAGCCGTCCACGGTGCCATCGCTTGAAGCCGTGTATCTCAATTGGGACGTGGAAACCGTCCTTGCCGGCGCGAGAATCATCACCGGCGACGACGGCACCGACATCACCCGTGATCATCGTTACGCTGACGCGGAAAACGTGCTGATCGACGAAAACCCGACCCTGACGGCACCGGACAGCTACTACACTCAGCTCGAACTGCGCTACTCCCATCTCAAACTCGCTTCGTCATCGTCCGGCCAGCTCTACGAGGTCTCCCAGGACGGAAGCCTCGTCAAACAGATTGAAACCGCGACGTATGAGGGGGAGAACTGCCTGAGCGTGACAGTCAACTGGGCCGATTCCGGCGCCTCGCAGAACAACATCAACGTCCTGGACACCACACGCGCCGAAAACTACCTGAAAACCCAGAACCAGCGCGTCCGACTCCCCCAGATCACCTTCCGTGGCGACCTGTTCTCGCAGATGTTCTTCTACTGCAACCCCCGCGTCATCACCATAATCGGATCGCGCTTCGAGCGTACCGTGCCGGCCACCCATGGCCCCTGGGCCGTCATCGGCGGCACGCTCACCTACGACGCGACCAACAAACGCAGCCGTTGGGCTCACAAGATCAGACTCTTCCCCGCGCAGGACACCACCAGCCAGGGCAAACCGACCTGCGCGGAACTGAAAAAACTGACGGCAGCCACGTTCGGCCAATGCAACTGGAAACTCGGCGCGCTGCGCTACGTCACGAAAATCAAGGAGACCACATGACCGTAACCACCACACCCACATTCGGACTCCCCTACCCGGAAGACAACGAACCCATCGCCCACCTACCCGATATCCTCCAACAGCAGGCCGAAGGCATCGAAAAAGCCCTGACACGCTTCGACTTCAACGGCACCGACGCCAACCGGTACGCCGCACGCCTCGCCGCCATTGAGAGCATCCTTGCAGGCTACAGTCCGCTGCTCGGCGCGCTCGGCACCGTCCGAATCGGCAAACCGACATACGACCCGGCGAAAATCACCCTCAACGATGCCCTGCTGGTCAGATTCAACAACCTCGTCATCGCATCAATGCGATTCGTCTACAACACCGGCGTCATCACCCACGACAACGCCTCATACAGCCCGTTCACCGTGCCGCAGGGCTTCGGCAAGGCCGGCTCGATCCGCAACCGAATCAGCATCACCCACAACCTGATAGCCCCCGGCACCGACGACGCGTGCATCTCCGGCCACACGATAATCCAATGGTCGATAACCGATCCCACCAGCGAGTTCTCGCTGCTGGGCATCTGGACCGCCGACGACGAATAAACCCCCGGAAGAAAGGACAACCATGGAAGACACCGAACTGGCCGCACTCATCATAGTGGTCATCCTCATAGCCATCGACTACATCACCGGCCTCATGAAGGCCGCCATGCAGCACGACATCAGCAGCGAGAAAATGCGGCTCGGGCTCTGGCACAAAAGCGGCCTGATCCTCGTGATGCTGCTCGCCGAAATCGTGGAACGCGGCCAAGCCCATCTGGACCTCGGCTACAGCATGCCCCTCATCGTGCCCGCCGCCGTCTACATCAGCATCACCGAAATCAGCTCGATATTGGAGAACCTCGGCGAGATCAACCCCGAAATAGCGAACAGCCCCCTGTTGCAATTGTTTCGCAGCGGTAAGGACCCGAACGATAACGATGGAGACAGCAAGTCATGATCCTCGCCACCGCAATGCTGTGGATCGTCGGCATAACGGTCGTCATGCTGTTCATGCATGGCAGCGACCATCGCCGTTGAGCACCACCGCCGACTGGCTGCTCGCCATCGGCGCGATCCTCTTCATCACCATCGTGGCCGTCATATTCGGTATGGCCATCGCACTGTTCCTGCTCACGCTCATCTGAAAGGAAAACAACCATGACAATGACAATCGACCAATTCATCCAGACCTACAACGGCAGGGCCGTTGACGTTGATGGGGCCTATGGCGGCCAGTGCTGGGATCTGTGGAGCCGGTACGCGCAGGACGTGGCCGGCGTTCCGCAGTCGGCGACCAACACCGTCAACGGGTACGCCGGCAGCGTCTACACCAGCACATGGGACCAGCAGCCCGCATTGCGCGACAAGTTCGACCGGCTCCCTGCCGGCACCGCGCCACGCAAGGGCGATGTGGCGTTCTGGGGCAACGCCCCCGCCACCCCGTACACGCACGTGGCCATCGTCATCGCCGACCAGGGCGGCAGCCTGCTGTGCCTGACGCAGAACCCCGGAGCCACGCATCAGGCCAGCATCACCAAGGACGGCCTGCTCGGCTACCTGCGACCCAAGACCGCCGCACCGGCCGCGCCGAGCGGCATCGCCGGCGCGTGGCGCGTCAACGTGGCCAAGCTCAACGTGCGCGCGCAGCCGAGCACCGGCACCCAGATCGTGGCCCAGTATTCGGCCGGCCAGACCGTCAACCTCGACGGCTGGACCGTCCGCGCGGACGGCTACGACTGGGGCCGCTACATCGGAGCCGCCAGCGGACAACACCGCTACATCGCACTGGGCCCGGCCGGTACCACCGACTATCTGAAGCGCTGAACCACAGACCCCGGTTACACGGCAAGCCTGACGGCGTCCAACGCGCTGCGGAGCCTGCTGTCGGGCATGGCCACGTAAATCTGCGTGGTCTCCACCGACGAATGACCGAGCAGACGCGCGACCAGGAACAGATCATGCGTCTGCTCATAGGTCTTGGTGGCGTACCTGTGCCGCAGGCTATGACACCCCCAGCCGGCCGGCAGCAGCTTCGAGATATGACGGTTCACATAGCTCTGTTCGACATGCCCGCCCCAGCGTCCGGGAAGTAGCCAGCCGCCGCAATGCTCGATGTAATCGGCCAGATCGTCCGGGAGCGGCACGATACGCTGCTTGTCGCCCTTGCCGGTGATTATCAGCGATTTGCCTAAAAGGTCGTCCATCACGTCGCGGCTGTGCACCTTCGCTATCTCGCCGCGCCTCAATCCGCACTCCGCCGCCAGTCTGACCATGACCCGCTCACGCTCGGTGGCCTTGTGCAGAGCGGCGATGATGTACTTGTCTGGGCATGGCCTCGGTTTTGGTTTCGGTCGTTTGATTTTCGGCAGTTCGTCGCTCGGATCGTCGCCACGCCGGCCGGTGGCGTGCATCCACCCGTAGAAGCTGCTCAGTGTGTTTCTGTACCCCTTGCGGCTTTCCGGTTTCCATTTCTGCGCCGCCATCCAATGCACCATGTCTTCGGCCGTGACTTCCAAAGGCGTCTTTGCCAGATCACGTGCGGCCTTGGTCATCTTGCAGCGCCGGCACCGCACCGTTTCGTCACTGAGACCGGCCGCCTTCAGCGATTCAAGCCAATCATTGATGTCTTCCGCCCAGGCCGCCGGCGGTGGCGTTTGTTTCATACCCATGGCGCACCATCACACCACAAGACCAGTCACGCAGCTAGAATAAACGCCGAAAATCGGGCTTCATGGATTTGAACCATGTTCCTCTGGCGCACCATGTTGCCAGAGGAACATGGTTCAAATCCATGCCCCGCTACGAACGTGGTTATATGGCCGCTGATTTCGGTACCGAAATCAGCGGCCTTTCCGTTTACCGTGGCGATATGGATGAAAGGCGATCAGGCAGCTACGGTGCCCAGGGAAGTCGGCGATCATAAACGTCTCGTCATTTTCATCGCGGATCTTCAGTTGTCTAATCCACGGGAGGCGACAGGCGTGAAGTTTCTCAACGAAGCGGAGGCCGGGCACAAGTCGTATGTTACGATCGACTTCGTGCCCAGCTCCCGTTCTTCTGCTCAGAAGCGGAGTGTGGTTCACCATCCAGCCGACATCATCGGCATCATGCCGCAGCGGGTCAACGTATCGGCCAGCGCATCGTCCAGTGCTTGAATCGGTCATAGCGACGACGCCACCGAACGACGATGGACAGTATGGCGCCTATCGCCAGAGCTGACACGGCCAGAACCGAGGCAAGCGACACATCGCCACCCGTGACGGGCAGTGACG